ACTATCACTTTTATCAATTGCATCCTCTAAATTAGTAGCATCTTTAATTAATTGTAAATTTTCAGCTCTTAATTCAGCAATTTCATCTAATAAAGCTTGTATTTCATTATTAATATTTGAAAATTCAGCATATTCTCCACTAGTTTTAGCAAGATACTGATGAGATTCTATTTCTCCAAGTTTAGGTATAATGTAAAAGAATTTCTCATAGAGATACCAAAAATCATCTAATACAGCTAAATCTCTATCAAAATATGATAGGTTTGGGGCATCAACTAATTGAGTAAATTTAGTATCTACAGTTTCATTAAATTTATCTTTATTAAATCTTTGTACTTTTAATGTTATTTTCTCTGCCATTATCCATTTATTACTTTAAACATTATATCTTCATCAAATACTTTTGTAGTGCCATCAATAGTAGTTTTTAATAAAATAGTATAATATCTTTCTGGTTCTAATCCCCCCATATAAATATCAAAATAACTTGAAGTTGTATCAGCACTTATTTGGGTATAAGTAGAATCAAATTCAATTACATACTCATTTGTTTCTGAGTCTTTTATAGAATAATATGAATTTTTTGGTAAATAATAATTTGTTAAATAACCGGATTGTGTTTGAAATACTTTTTTAGGATATTGAGGAACTGCTGCTATCCTAAATCTTTGTATACTTTCAGAATAATAAATTCCATCATTATTGTATGAAGATATAAAAGCTTCTGGTTGGTACAATTCGTCCATTTTAGAAGAAGTATAATAAAACCAATCATCAAATTTTACTTCTAGTTGTGGTGGATAAATTGTATTAGTATCTACTGAGTAGAATTTAAATGTTGAAGCTTCTGATTGGGATGGAATAAGTTCTACAGATGATGTTTGTTTAACAATAAATCCTTCATTAGGTATATCACCTCCAGTAATTCCTTTAGATTGGCTTATCCAAATATCTATAGTATTAGTTACATTTACATTTAAATCTATAGTATCAGAATACGTAAAAGTTTGGGATTGTACTATATCTTTTAATGTAGCAGATCCTGTGTACCATGTTCCACCCCCTACAGTTGCACCTTGATTTTGTGAATAAGATCCAGTAGTTAAATCTTCAAAAGTTCCATTAGTCCATTGTTGTTCACCTGTACTTCTCCAACTACAACCATTTGTAGTAACAGGAGAATTTCCAAATCTACCTGTCCCCATACCCCAACTTTGAGATACAGGATAAACTTTTAAATATGATGTAGAATTTAAATTTGTTACTACAGCTGCATAGTTTCTTAAGTTTGAGTTCCAAGGTCTAGGGGCAAAATCTGAAGCTTTTAATGTAAATGAAGCTGTTGTAAGTGTTCCATCAGTTTTTTCTAAACCTCCTATTATTATTCTATCACCAGGTTTATAACCTCTTCCTCTAAATTCTCTATTAGTTGATCCTTGTGATGGAAAAACTGTTGATGTGAGAGTAGCTGCAGATTGGAAAAGTTGAGCATATGCTCCTATACCATTTCCTGTAGATGAAGTGACAGGATAATATTTATTAGTACCACCTACACTACTACTTAAACTTGTAGGATTATCTATTATTGAAGTAAAAATATTTCCAAATAAATAATTTACATCTGAACTAGAGACATAAGTATCATAACTTCCATCAATTTCATTCTGTGAGAATTTAATTAAATATCTACTTACTTGAGATCTACCATCTAATAAATAAGTAGATGCTTCTAATATCTCATCTAACCCAGTATTCATTACAATATTTTGAGTATATAATGTAGCGTCTTTTGAAGGAAATAATTTATAAATTGCCATTTATTTAAATATTAAAGTTTTTTAAATCATCTAATTTAGGTCCAACATCATCAGGAACTATACTTTCATCTATAGAAGTAGGTATACCCCCTTGTATAGGTTTTTCTTCACTATTCTTTACAACTTGTTCAATTGCTAATGAAGGGTCAGCTAATACTCCTAAATAAGTCCTATTGGGTGTATATTGTTGTAAAGTCATAGTTTCTAGAGTTCCACCATCTTCAGTATTTATACTTGTATCTATAAATTTAGCTCTTGTAGGATATCTTAAAACTTTATAATCACCACCATCCATAAATGTAGATTTAGTACCATTAGAAGCATTAGTTCTATTAGGTCCACCTGTTCCCCCTTGTTTTACTCCAGCTTCTGAATCTTCTACATCTAATGCTGTTATTTTAGTTGATGAAATTAAATCATTAGTTGAAATATTAGCTCTAACTATTCCTTCATTAGTAGTATAATAAGCATTTTCGGCATTATATCTTTGAGTAAAATTAGATGGAGGGTTATTAGTTGTTCCCCCATCTATTGGGGTACCATCTAAAGGTTGATTTTTTTTTATTTGGTTATATTTTTTTAATAAATCCATATTTTTTATTTTTATAATGGTACTACTCTTCCTACAATATCAGATTGAGGATATTTTAATTCAAAAATCATAGGATCAACTGATGGGTATACAACTCCCTGGTTAGTTGCTGCTTTTATATCATAAGAATATTCACTATATCCAAGACTTTTTCCTGCTATATTTTTTATTTCTATATTAGTTACAGTTTGTACTCCTTCTATTTGGTCTAAAAGTATACTTATACTTTTTAATAATATAGGTTGATTAATATTCCAATTATCTATACTAAAATAAGATTGAATTTCACTTATACAATTTAAAATTATTTCATTATTATTATAATTTGGTAATACTATTATATCAAAATTACAGGTTATATTAATTATATAAGCATCTTTTATTTTTACAGAATCATTTATCATTCTATATTCTGATAAATAAGTTTTTAGGTTTTGTTTTAGAGTTGTTGAAGCTGTTCTTAATTTTTTAGTCGAGTCATAAGATAATACATACATATCTAATATTGTTGGTAATTCTCCTATCCCATATTCTGCTACTTTAGTAGGTTGAATATATGCTTTTGCAATAGTACCAATATTAGAAGGCATACTTAAAGCTCTAATTAAATAATCTTGTTGTGTAACAGTTCTTAGTTGATTTTGGAAATTACCCAATGAATTTTGTCTAATTGTTTCTATACTATCTCCACTTTGACCACCATCAGCTGCAAGTAAATTATTTGTTGCTACGGATGAAAAAATAATATTAGCTAAAGCAGTATCCGATATGTTAGGATTTACAAATACTATATTACTACTATTAAAATTAGTTAATGTTCCTGTTGATACATTAGCACTTAATCCTCCACCTACTAAATAATTTATTATTAATGTTGTATTTGCAGGTGCTATTCCATAAGTATCTGTAAACATAAAATTTAAAGGTGAGTATGCAGCAGTTAATTTATCTTTTGAAAATGATAAACCAGTTCCCACATTATCAGGATTTGGAACTAAATTTTCATCATTATCACTTACAGTACCAGCTCCAAAACCTAATTGAAGTTGTGTTTTTGAAGTAAATCTTGTTGTAAATCTTCTTTGTACTTGTTTTAAATTTAATAAATTAGGAGCATCATCTTGAATGGCATTAGGATCTGTATAACTTGCGTTTATTTTTGTTGTAAAAATAGTATCTTGTGCAAGATTTAATACTTCATACCATTGATTACCCTGTGAGTCAAAACAATCTAACACATTAATAATATTAGAATCATTTATGTTTATAGTAGGATATTTTGTAGGTGTAGTAAATGTAGATGTAGTTGTTTTTATAGTTCCAGATATGGCTTTTCTTGTTTTTTTCAATAAAAACCTATCGGGTTGGGTTCCACTTAAAGAATATATAGAAATATCTGTTGGATCTTGAGATGAGGAGATTGAAAAATCACAAACATCTTCTATTATAAATTTTATATCTGTGTTAGCATTAGAAGTTATTTGAAAATTATTTGGAATTTTTAGGGCATAATCAAAATCAGGTATATAAGCTCCACTTGAATCTACCTTAGAAGGAAGTTGTTGGTATAAAGAAATATCTACAGTAGCTGCTGTAGTGACTTTAGGTCTATAACCTAACATATAAGCCAAATCAAATAAATTTGATTCTTGTCTTGCATATTGGATAAAAGTTTCTTGGATTTGATTATCTAAATAAAAAGATAATACATCACCTACATATGAAGCCATTTCAATAAATAACATTCCTGTTGAATCTGAAGAAAAATCATTATATGTGTCGGGAAAGTATGTTTTAGAATAGTCTATAAGAGCATTTCTAAATGTATTAAAATCTCTATTAGTATATGTTATATTTCTATTTAAAGTTGCCATTATTGTATTGCTATATTAATTTGGTCTTCTGCTCCTATATTACGGATTAAATAATTTACAAATAAGTTTATTGTGTTGTTGTCGGGTTGGTTATCAAAACTCACACCTTTTACAGTAATTTCAGGAAATTCTATTGATATGTTGTTTCTAATTCTTTCTTCAATTGCTAAGTCTGTACCTGCGTTTATTCCTTCTCCAATAAAATCTCTTAAATTAGCTCCAAAATTTGGTCTCATTACCCTTTCGCCTTTATTAGTTAATAACCAATTAAGTAAATTAGTTCTTATCACTTCCTTAGCTGTATAAGTAGGGTTAAATACTGCATTCCCGGATAGAGGAAAACTAAACCCTAGGGCTGCACTACCACTTCCTAAAGTTGGAAAAACATTATCTACAATTTGAGCCATTATTTACTATTCATTAAATTCATTATTTGATCCATTCCAACATTCCCTTCAGGTAAAGTACCATTAGCTACATCCATTCCTGGGTTAGGTCTAAAATTTTGAGCATTATTAGTATTAAATCCTGCTGCTGTTTCTCCTAAAATATTTTTATAAGCATCTCTTTTTTCCTGAGAAGACATAATAGGAGTTGTTGGAGATGGTTGGGGAATTGATGGGGAGAAGGATTCCATAACTGGGGTTTGAGATACTATTTTTGGTGTTTTTACAGCTTCTAAAAGTATATCTTTTAATTCTTCTTGTATTACTTCTCTAACAGTTTCTTTAAGTACTTTTTTTAATTCTGTTAATTTCATCTTTAATTTTATTATAAATAT